TCCACCGCCTCACAACTCATGGTTGTATCACCCGATAAAGTTCCTGTTAATTTAATGATCGCATTACTTTGTTCATCGGTTGTGGAACCATCAGTTGCAGTCAATGAATCATTTGTGCTAGCAATCGCTACAGAAACATAGCCTTTTGCTGCTGATTCTATTTTTTGTAAATTATTATTTGTAATTGTACCCCAGGTTCCAGAGTTTTCTCCGCTGGCCTGAAGCTCTAAATTTAAAGTGCTTGAAAATGTTGATGCCATTTATATCTCCTAATCTGTGCTTCCTGGTTCGACGTCAGTATATGTTACTGTTTGTGAATCGTCAATCTCGCTCCAAATAAAGAAGTCGGGAGATCCAACAGAAAGTGAAACTAAATTTTGAAACGCCTCACCAAAGGCTGTTTCCTCTCCTAATCCTATAGTAATTTGTCCAGCAGTGCTAGTGCTAACATTAGCAGAAGCAGCTACAGTCTCTGTTCCTATGGTAAAACTTGGTGCTCCAGCAGTAGAAGGAGATACAGAGGCACTTGCGGTTACACTTTCATCTCCTACATTAGCAGAAAAAGATAAACCACTAACAAAAGGCGATCCTACGTTTTGTACACCACCACCTCGGACTGAGGCTATAGCAAACTCAGATATGGTGCCGTGGCCAAGTAGCATTATTTACCTATAAATTATCTTGATTTGCTCTAAACGTATTCCATGCAGATACGACTGAATCTGTCCAAACAGTATTACATACTGCCTGTACCTCTGCATCTTCGCCTGTAATATCCTCGTGAGGGTGTTTTACGTGTCTGTGTCTGCTTCTTGATAACTCTACACCATCTTCTTTGATGACTGTATCAGTAGCAATTTGCACAGCTTTATATTCACCTACGACTTCTATTTTAGCGATTTGTGTTTCTTTTGTTATTGCCATTGTTTACTCCTTAATCAGTTTGATATACTCCTGAATACCATAAATACTCACTATTTGCTAAATCAGATACTTGTACTTCAGCAACAGGTTGTCCTGATGTATCTTTTCTTAAAATACTGTAAGTTTGATTTCCGTCAATTAACTGTGTCGCATAAATAGTGCTAATAACATTACCAAGTGCAATAGAAGCAAAACCTCTAGCACCTGAATTTTTTGCAGTGAATGGAAGTCCACCTACTCTTAAATTACCACTTCCCCCACTTGTTGTATTTACTAAAATATATGCTTGAACATAAACAAGATTTCCTATTTTTGTATAATCACCTACTTGAGAAGTATAATCTACTGTGGGATTACCACTACCACCTAAAAACACTGGTGTCCAAGTACCTTCCTCATAATCATCTAAGGTATTGGCACTTCCTGTTCCACCTAAAGCAACACCTGCATTAAATATAGCTAATCCTGCCTCAGAGGCATCGATTGTAAGAGCAGTTGTTTCACTTCCGCCATCATTAACAGCAAATAAAATATCTTTATCTGAAACTATGCCTTGAATCTTTAATCTTGAACTGTCATTTTTTAATGCAGCATATTGTGTGCCACCATCTAATAGTCTCACTTCACCTGCATCATCTGCATCCAATCTTATGTTACCACTAATATCTACTGTTAAGTTAGAAGGACCAAGTGTTACTACATCTGAACCACCAACTTTAATATCTATTTGGTCATCTGTATCTGCTGTGATACTTGTGTCGCCATCAACATCTAATACTAATTCATTACCATTTAAATCTGAGTTTATTGGTCCACCTACTGCACCAGATATTTCTACAATAAAGATTGATGCTCCACTTGCAGGTGCTGTGGTAAATGTAATCTGTGTTCCGCCTGAAGCTAATAAATAATCTGTTCCTGGTTTTTGTATTACACCATCATGAGATACTAATAGCTGCGCAGGAGAACCAACTTGTGTTCCTAGATTAAAGGTTGTGTTAGAACCATTATAAGTATTACCACTCGTGTCTAAGACAGTGAAGGTTCCATTTTTAATTGATTGTCCTATGTATGCCATTCTATGTATCTCCAAGTCTTAAAAAACTTACGAATGAATAGTTTTGATCTGTACTAGCATTAAGTTCACCATTATTTCCGTCAGTTAAAAATTTTACTCTATCTGTAGTTGTGTTTGTAATATCTACCATAGCATTAATAGAAAATGTATGTTGTGCAGCATGATGTAAATTAGTCATGGCTTGTGCAAGTCTATCATAAGAACTTCCAGAGTTCGAACTTGCATGAATTTCTAGATTTATTTGCACATCATCAGAACCACTATCATATGCAGAACCTTGAAATTCTATTAAATAAACACCTGTGCTCCCAAAAGAAAAAATACCACTAGATTGTGTGATGCCTGTGCCTATTCTTCCTGCCATAGCATCATCTGCTACTTCCCAAGTTGTTATAGGGTCAACATCACCCGATACTCCAGATGAAAGTCTAAAAATAACTGCTTCAGTAATGCCGAGACCTGTAGCTTTAGCTGCAGTTACTGCATCATCTGCTATTTTAGCTGTTGATATAGCTGAGTCTGCTATTCCTGCTGTGGGTATTGTTGTCTTACTCATCTATCCTCCTATAATTTATCCATCTCTGCTTTTACTTTTGTCCAAGTAATTTCTGAATGAGGACAGGTTGTAGTTATAGTAGCTCTGCCACTAGAATCTTCTCCTGTGGTCCATTCAATATTATTAAACTCAGCCTCTGTTGTAATGTCTCCTCTTACTGTGCACTCAACTCCAGATTTAATTGTAAAAAGTGCGGCCCAAAATTTTTCAATATTTGTCATTACGCTAATATTTCCATTAATATCATAGAGGTTAGTGCATCATTGTTTAAAAAAACAGTATGACTACCGTTCTCTGATTTATAATACATGTAATAGGTTAGTTGCGAAGTTGAATTGGGACTGTCAACTAAATTAATTGACAAATTCCCTAGCGAAGCGTTTGCACTTTCAAATCTTCCTTGCGCTCCACCTTGTGTGTAATTTGTAATATTTGTTGAGTCTCTGTATATTGCTACTGCAATAGCGGCTCCTGAGCTATTGGTATCTAATCTTCCTGAATGACTTATGACAGCTATTTTAGAGCTCGTTGCAACAGGTGTTATTTGAACACTAAAATTTTGCACATAACTTGTAGAGGACGAACTCATATCTGCTGTTTGAGTTCCTGAAACTATCTGTCCTATTTTACCAAAGCCTGTTGCTTTAGCTGCAGTGACTGCATCATCAGCTATACTATTTGTTCCTATTGTACTAAGTGCCATGTTTACTCCTTGCTATTTGCATCCTTCACAGCTTTGATATGTTTGTACCAAGAACCTGTCTTATCTAACTTACCATCATCAATATCGTGCCATAGTTTATCTAATTGTTCTTGCCATGATAAGTATTCTCTTCTTCTTTTTGAATCTATAGCCGCATTTGATTCAGCAGTGTTACCTGCTGTTTCGTAAGATGCTATTTGTGAATCTGTTGGCTTAGAAAAACTATATGTCCATGAACTTATATAATCGCCTTTGCCATCACTGTCATTTTGTAAAGATACTTTTGTATTATCCCATGTTTCTGAATTTGCTTCTATGTATAATTTTATTTTTGTATATAAACTTGCC